GCGAAAAATCCATCTTCATCATCAAAGAAACCTACGCTGGTTGCACCATTTAAAAATACACCACCACCGCCATCTGAATAATCAAAATTTGTGGCATCATTTGTGATAAAGTTTGTTGATGGTGGTGTAGGTAATTTTAAAAAACCATGTTTTGTTCTTACTTCCACAGTGTGTTCATTGTATGAATCATCTTTGATTGGTATAGAAGTAATCACAAGTTGTTCTGTGCCTTGTGATGCTTTGGCACTGGCAATATCACCACCTGAACCATACTTCAATAGATAATCATGTGAAGTGTTAAATGCTGGACCTTGTGTGATCATTGTGTTTGTGTTACCTGTCAATTCAATAACATTGTCTGCTGTGTTTGTAACTGTGATCCAATTTGAATCAAGTAAAGTGTCAGTGGTTATGTTTTTCACTGTGATGTTGCTTGTATCAAAAGTCCAATTGCCTGATGCTGGTGCATTCAAACCAATATTGGCTTTCCATTCATCTGTGGTTTGACCATAAAAGAATGAAGTAGAATTTGCTGTTAGTCCATCACCTGCTGATGCTGTCATTATGTTTTGACTTGTGACTGTGTTTGCATTACCAGTAAAAGATATATTTGCATACATAATTTCTGGTGTGTCTACACCTTGTACCGTAGCAGTCACATAAGTGTCAAATGTTGTCAAATTACCTGAATCTGGTCCCACGCTTAGGTTGGCCCAAATGTTCACATCAACATTGCCATTGAAATTTTCATCAACTGTGCAGATTGCTGTTTGTGTGATTTTTTCTAAATCAATAAAACCATTTGCACTGTCATCACTGCTGATATTGATTGTGAAAACACCAGTTCCACTGTTAAATGAACTTGAAGTATAACCTATGTTGCTGGGTGGATCAATTGTGACTGTGCTAATATCTGCCGCTGGTGTGAGATTGTATTTGATAGTACCACTAACATAATCTTCATGTTGAATATAATTTTTTAATCTTAAAACAAATTTACCACCTGACATTACACATCCTCCTGATAAAATTCTGGCAAGCCTTCTTCAAATACTACACCTGTCAAAAATCCTTTATCAATTTCTTGCCATTTTTGATAATTGTATCTTTGTGCAACAACCTTGTATTGTAATGGACCTGTTTCTGCAATAGATTGTATTCTATAAATTTTTGCAAATTGATATGCTTCAGTGGGTGTTGTAGATTGTTCTACAATGTTGATCACTTGTCCATTGTAATCAATCAATTGTGCATTGTCTTGATTTATATCTTGTAAACCAGCCGTGCTAGACAACACCAATCTATTTGTGTTGTTTTGTAACACTGTGGCTGTGCTGTGAAATATCATGTCATTTGCCATTGCTTGTTCGTAAGGTCTAAATGTATTGTATGTTGTGCTGACACCATTGTCAATGTACACATCATAAGTTTTTGTTGTGTCTAAATCAATGTTTGCATCAATGATCACTTCATTGTTTGATATTCTAACAATTCTACCTGAATGTTTTTGACCATCATCTGGTGTTGATTGAACCATAATCAAATCACCTGGTTTTGAATACACATGGTCTGCACCACATTCATATTCAACATATTCTTTTTCTGTTCTAGCATTTTGTAATAAAAATTTGGCATGTCTTAATGCTTGATTTTTATTTGTGATACCTTGCATCACAACCTGTTTAGATACCACAGGCATACCTGTATTCAATTGGTCTCTCAATTCAGAAAATGCAATATCTTGTCTAAACATTTTTCTTTCATTGTTGTATTTGACATAACAAGTGTTAAAATCTGGTTGATGGTTTCTACCTACAAATTTCATATTAGATGTGTTTGATTGATTTACAATTTTCACAACATCTGCTGGTCTATCTTGATATATTTTTAAGTAACCATTATGAAAATAATATTGACCGTGCATATTGTTCAGTATCAATTTCAATGTATCAAATTTATTAGCATCTGGAAATATTACAGAATTAAATGTGTATCTTTTTTGTGTTGAAGTTGCACCAGTTGAATCTGTAATAGTAAGATCTTCATTACCTCTAATTTGTGCTTTTCTTATAGCATATCTTAAAAAGTTTGTTTGTTCATGTGTTGTTGAAGTTGTGTAATTGAGGTTTCTAAAATATTCTCCAAGTCCATATCTTTTATTTGTTGCAAAATCATATGCCACATCTGCTGTGTTGTTAGAAAATGTTGGTGTAGTATTAACAGTTCCTACTCCTGCTTGAGTTATTATTTTTTTACCTTCATATATGAATGCAAATTTTGTAGTGTCATCTGTGTCATCTTGAATTATTGGTCTAGGATAACTTAATTGCACAAAAGATATATTAGGTGGTGTCAAAACCTCAACCATTTGCGTTTCATCATCTCTATGATCTGATGTGACCCATTCAGTGTCTTCACCTAAATTGTAAAAAAATGTTGTTCCTTGTGGTTCTGGTAATCCTGTTGTAATTTCTCTTAATCTTGATATTTCACTAAATTGTGTATCTTGTGTTTCAGTTCTTATGCAGGCTTGTAAAATAAATTCAGTTGTTGTGTTTGATGTGGGTCTAATTTTAAATCTTTTTGCCACTTCTCTTACATATCTACCAGGTCCCCAAAATGATATAAACAAAACATTCTCATCATCACTATCATAGATATGACCATCATTTCCTAATGCTCCATTAAGAAAATCTAAACTAAATGATCGTTCATAGTCACTGTAATTTGGATCAGTAGGATCATTGACCAATTTACCACCTGTCCAAATTTCTTTATATGCTTCTGATAATGTTGATGCTGTAACAAAATTAAAAGTAAAATAATCTGTTTCAATGATAGCACCCAATCTTGAATCTGTGGTTGGTACATTGTTTTTGGTTTGTGATTTACTGACTAATAAATCCCAATCAACACCTTGTGCAATTGAACTGAATGCTTCTGTCATTCCTGTGTTATCAATATTGGTTTGAAAACTAGTTGATGTTATTGTAGAAGTATTACCTGCTATTGCAAGACCAAACCATACTAATTCATAATCATCAAAACCACCCATGGTGATAGTATCAAGAGTTGCTTGAGAACTGACAGATGCAGTATGAAAAATAACATCTTTGTTCATTGCAACAAACAATGAATTTGAGCCTGCTGTTTCTGGTGCTTTTACAAATGTTACCATTATGGATTCCTTATCAATATTCTACCACCTGTGTTTGAAGCGGCTTGTGTTCTGTAATACATGATTCTTGGTGTGTTTGTTAGTGGTGTAAATGTATATGTGCCGTTTTCTGTTATGGCAGTACCAGCCGCAACATTATCACTTGTGACTCCTGTGGTATATTCATTGTCAAAATCACTTGTGACATAAAAACCATTACCTGCACCCAAACTGCTACAATTGAATGTGTATTTGACTCCTGCATACATGATAATATCTGGTCTAAACAATGAATCTAATTTTAATACACTTGTATAATATATAGAATCATCTGCACCTACAGTGTTACCTGCGTTGGCACCATTTTTCCACCAACGGAATGGTGTGTCAGTGGCTCTGCCATCTGTGGCATAAGTGACTGTGTAAGAAATAGCATGAGGTATTAACCATTTAGATATATCTGAATTTACACCATGTGGATCTAGATCAGTTGTTGTAAACAAACCAGCCTCATTGATTATGTCATTGATGTGTTTGCCTTCAAATTTACCTATCTCTGAATTGTATTGTAACATAAAACCATCTGTTATTTCTGTTGACACATCTGCTAGACCTTGCAAGAATTTTGATGCTGTAATATTTTTTGCAAGAGGAGTATCTGCACCAACTAATTGTGTTCTAAACAAACTACTAGAAATATCTTTTGTTTTTTCAGAAAATTTATCTGTGACTATGGAATCAACTGTTCCTACCAATGTGTAACCTGCATCACCAAATTGAGCCCCACCTGCTGAAAAAGTATCACCAACTTTCCAATTGTAACCAGGGTCATTAACACCAGTCACTGTGGAAGTTCCTCCACCTATGATGTTCACTATAACATTGGCTGTGGCACCAGTTCCTCCAGTAATTACAACATCGTAATCACCTGAACCCCAAACTGCTGGAGCAGGTACTGGTGATGTAACTGTGCCTGTTGCAAAACCACAAATGGCCCAATTGTTTTGATTTGTTTCAGTTTTTTGTTTTATATCAATACCGTTTAATTCTATTCTGCCAGTGTCTGGATCAGTCAAAGGTCTGTTGTTGATAATTGTGTGATAATGAACATTGGCTTTGATACCATTACAATCGCCTTCGCTCATCATAATTTTATAATGTTTGTATGCAAGAGAACCTGCTGATTTATATGCTCCACCGCCTGCTTTATAGTTGGAATCTGTGACACCTTCATCAACCACTATACCACTTGTTAAAACTGTGCCATACACAATTGGTATTTTAGATACTGTAATATCTTTTGTTTTACCTTGATAAAATTGTTGTTCAGTAAAATCACCAGCAATAACATTTTCTTCTTTATTTGAAACAGTATTGATACTTGTTTGTGCTTGAGATTTGATAGTGTTAAATTGATCTGTTGATGATATTGTGCTACTCATTGTGTTCTGTACCTGGTGTTCCTATTTTGAAGTTTCCTGTAAATGGTAATGGAGAATCAGTTGATCCACTGGCCCATCTTAATCTACAAGCCCTGATTGTTTTATTACAATAATCTTTTGCAGGATCTGTTGTGACATTGTTATTAATATCATAATATGTGTTTGGATTATAATTTGAATCACCATTCAATTGTTGACCATATGGACAACCACCATCTGGAATAGAAGTATATTCAAATGTTCCATTGAGATAATTTCTATATCTCAAACTGCAAAGGCCTGTTGGCAAGTTTCTGTTTGTTTCTGATGTTTCCACAAATCCCAATGCAGATGTTAAACTTAATCTTATATATTTTTCATTGTAATCATCAATGCTTGATACAAAGTATCTTGATTTTACTCCACTTAATAAAACATCATCTGATGATATTGAACCGTCAATAGTCATACCCCAATCTGAATCATTTTTGTATTCATGCAAAGTGATCATTCTTTCAACTGTGGCACCTCTAAATGGAAAAGGTGGCAAGTTACCTAAATTGGTCCATGATGTAATCAATGCGGCCACATTGGTTAATCCTTCAAATGTTGTTCTGTCTATGGTCAATATAGGATTGGTTGGTGCTTTATCAAGTTCACTTTTGACATTTTCAATTACAACTGCACAATGTTCAAATGTTGTGCCATTCATCACAATGTCTGATCCATCTGATTGTCTATGATTAGATATTTTTACATCTGTTGCCACTGCACCAAAAAACCTTGGTGCTATTGTGCTAAAATCAAATTTATACAATTCAATAGGAGTGTATTGATTTATGTTTTTTGAATCATTGATAAAATTAGGCACTATTTGTCCTCCACTAGCACCGCTGTGAATGTGTGAAGTAAAGGACCTGATCTTTGTTCATTGAATGATCTAATATAATAATTTCTTGTGGTATTGTCTGTGGGTGCCGTTGGTGTTTGTATTGTTTGTCCTTTTGAATAAAACTCATACCATTCTCTCAATAGGTCAGCATCTGTGGTGTCTAAGTTTTCATGAATTATTGTGTAAATTCTTCTAATGTTTTCTGGACCATCTGGTATTCTCTGTGAAAACCCATCTGAAAATTCTACAATGGTCATTCTAGTTTCTGTTTCTACAGTTGATGCTGGTGACGGACCATATGATATAACATTTGAATTAGTATCCGTTGGTGACGGATGTATGTTTGATGCTGTGTTAGCCGCCATTATGCAAATCTCCTTTGACTCATTATAGCAATACTTTCTTCAAGTATTCTACCAGCCATGTTGTTTAAATCTTGTTGTGTCACTGTGCCTGTTCTTGTGTTACTACTTACTCCGCCTGTGATATTGAAATTAAACACAGGAGAAACTGAACCTGTTTTGTTCATTGGTATAACTCTTGCTGGACCAGTTATCAACTCTGCGCCTTTTTCCCCTGCAATTCCTACTTTGCCTCTTGGTAGATAACCACCGTCTGCAAAGAAACCTCCAAAGAAACTGCTTGCCAATGATCCTAAAATACTGCCGCCCATGCCGCCACTGCCGCCACCAAGCATACCCATTAACACATTGGTGATACCTTTTGTGGCCACTGTTTTGGCAATGTCTAACAATGCTGATTTGATTGATTTAGATCCTGACAAGATACCAGAAACATTTCCTGATATAGCACTTTCCAATGAACCAAATTCTGATTTAACTATTCCAGTTGTGTGTCTAACAGGATCAACAAGTATTCTGTTCATGTTGTCTTGATGAAAACCATTGCCAATTATGGCTGTGGTTGTTGTGGTCATTGATTGTGTGGTCTGTATCACACCTGTTTCCATTCTACTAAATTCTGCTAACACACCATTGACCATGTCTGGTACAATTGATCCACCAACCACTTCATGTTCTGTGTCACTGAAGTAACCAACCACTGTGTCTTTGATACTGCTCATTTT